TCAGCACCGACCCGGCCGCAGGTGCGGCCGCGAGGATCACCTGCTGCGCCCCCGCAGCTGCAGGTGCGGCGAGCGTGGTCTGCAGCCCGGGGGTGCATGAGTCCGGGCCGGTGATCGCCCGGAGCGCGATGCCTGCCGTGTCCGGGTAGCACGGTGCCGGGATCAGCCATTCCGACCACGACGGGCCTTGCTGCCAGTCCTGCGACGCGGCGTCGTTCCCGCGCAGGGTCCGGTCGGCGAGCGGCACGAACCGCTGCCGGTAGCTCGTCCGCCGCGAAAACACGAGACTCGTCGCCGGGGCGGTGTACTCGGCCGGGGTCGTCTCGGGTGCGATGCCGAGTTTCGCGGTCCGTGTCAGCCGTTGCATCAGCCGGTGACCTCGTAGTCGTCGCCCTGATAGGTGACGATCTGCTCAAGCGCGCCTTTCTGCGTGATCGTCGTCCGCGGATCAGTCAGCAGCGCTTGCGGCTGCCCGGACTCGGCGACCGACAGGAACCGGCCGCCATGCGACTTGTCACCCACGAAACCCCGGACCCGCTGCAGCAGCAGCACCGTCGCGGACTTGAGTGCTTCCTGCGCCGTCTCCGCGAGCGGGGCGACCGGGTTCTTGACCGGCCAGACGCACGCGAGCTGGAACGTGTACCGGGGCATGATCCGCTGCGACGACACCCGCATGTCAGCGAGCGGCCGCGACCAGACGTAGATGCCGTACTTCTGGTAGTTCAGCCGCGAACCGGGGTCCCACGCCTGGATCACATCCCACGGGCCGCCGTCAGCGGAGAGCAGCGACGGCAAGCTGTCACCCGTCGTGGCCAGCCACGCGGCCTCACGGACCTCGGCGCTGTCAGCGGCGCTCATACGGCGACCGTCCGCGGCTTCGGATGGACGGTTTGCCGGCGGTGACCGGCGGCTTGCCGTTTCTTCGCGGCTGCCTGGCGTGCTTTCTTAGCCGCCTGACGTTTCTGCTGAACCTTCTGCTTAGCCGTCGACAGCGGCTTCTTCTTGGGCTTCGCGGCCGTCTTCTTCGGCTTGAACCAGGCCGCGATCACGAGTTCCGCCCCCAGTCCTCAAGGATCATCAGCGCGTCGGTGTGCAACTGTTCCGGGTCTTGGGTAGCGCCGACCGGGTTGAGTTCACGGATAATCAGGTTCGCGGTCATGTAGCAGTTCGCTTCGACCAGATCACCGGGGGTCGCGACCGTGTACCCGCCGGAATAGGTGACGCGGACGCGTGACCCGATCGGCAGGAACAAGCCGAGCTGCCACCACATGTGCCCGGTCTCATCCGGGCCGTCGAGAATCTGCCCGGCCGACAGTTCTTGCGTCCCGCCGTACGACCGGATGATCGTCACCGCGACACCGCTGTACGTCCAGAGTTCCTGCTGAAACGGCGGGAACTCGTTAAGCCAGCAATGCCGCACCAGGGTCGTGTTGTCGAGCGCCTGCGCGTACGACCAGCCGAGCGTGCCTTTGATGTCCATCGGCAGGTTCGCCGACTCGACGTACTCGTCAGGGTCGACAGCGTCGGCGCGTTGCGTCTCGCTGATGGTGAACGGCGCGAGCCGCCGTTTCGTCAGCCGTTCGCACATGCGGGTGCCGCGGACGAGATACGGGGTGATCACTGTCTCGTCGTAGGCGCTGGCTAGGTCTTTGAACGCGCCGGCGGTGAAGTCGGCGTAGGACGCGAGAGGGATCGCTGAGTCAGCCACGTCGCGCCCCCTAGTTGGTCAGCAGGTTAGACAGGACGGGCACGCGCGGGGCTGGTTAGCTGTCGGCGGTCTCGTCGCCGGCGTTCTCGTCGTCGTCCTGGCCTTCGGTCTCGGCGTCGTCGTCGGAGCCGTCTGCGCCGGCGTTGCCGGCGTCCGGAGCAGGCGTCGTCGCCTTGGGCTTCCTCGCCGGCTTGGCGGGCGCCTCGGCCTCAGTGAAGCCGGCACCTTGGATGCTGAGCAGATCCGCTGCCTGCTCGGCTGGCATCTCCACCACCGAGCCAGCCTCGGGCCAGACATGACCGAGCGAATCGGCACCGGGCTCGTTCTTCCGAATCCACGTCACGGGAACCTCCATATCGTCTAGGCCGCTCGCTTGCGGCGCATGAACTCGCGCGACCGAAGCCGACCGCACTCCCGGCACTTGCGTCCGCCATCAGGCCGGATGATCGTGTTCTCCAGCGTGAACTCATGCCCGTTCTTGCAGTAGGTCTTGTCGCGCTGCCAGTTGCCGCGCCCCGGATAGAGGACTGGCGGGCTGCCTGCTGCGATCCGTGCCTGACGGGCCGCGTGGCGGTCTCGCTGGCACTGGCGGCAGACTCGCTTCCCCTGCGGCGTGACGTGCAGGTTGTCGCCTGTCAGGCCGTGGCCTTTCCGGCACTGCGTGCGCAGTTGCTTCGGCGTGACGGCTCGCTCAGCAAACTTCCGTGCCTCATGACGGCGACTGGCTTCAAGTCGGCAGATGCGGCACAGGTCACGCCCGGCGGCCGACCGGTAGAGGTTCTCCGGAATCCACGGGTGGCCGTTGCGGCAGGTCTCTCGCCGCGCCTTTGGTTGCGGCGGCTTCGCCGACTTGCGCTCATGGTAGGCAGCTAGGCTGGCCTCGTTATGGCAGATTCGGCAGGACCGCTGGCCGCGCGGGCTGACGTAGATGTTGTCATCAGTCCAGGGATGGCCGTTCTTGCAGGTCAGCTTCGGCGGAATCGGGCTAGCGGCGCGCTTCTTCGCCCTGGATCTGCGGACGCGCTCGCGGGTGCATGCGGCGCAGACGCGCTTGCCGCCGCGAATGACACCGAACTCGGCGAAAGGGTGGCCGTTGGCGCAGAACTCTTTGAGCGGACGGGGCTGTGGCTTTGCCTGGCGGCGTCGCTGTCGCTGGGCTGCGGCGCGGTCGCGAGCACACGCCCGGCACGCACGCCGGCCGGACGGCGTGATCCGCGTGTTGGCCTCGTCGTACTCGTGTCCGTTCGGGCACCTTGTCTTAGCCCGTGAGGCTTCCGCGCCGTTCTTCCACGTCTCGGCGCGGCGCAGGTTTTCGGCCAGCGTCACCGCTTCGAGGTGGGTTGCCCTGACGCAGTGTCGCACGCTGCACAAGTGGTCAATCGTGAGGCCATCCGGGATCGGCCCGACCAGAATCTTGTAAGCGGCACGGTGGGCAAGTTGCGGCTTGCCGTCCAGGTAGAACTGACCGTAGCCGCCCATTGAGCCCTGCGGCTTCCACAGCCAGCATGGGCCGAGATCCGGCCGCTTTGCTGGGACCGGACCGTCTTTGTTGACCTTCGCCCAGAAGCGGGCGTAGGTATTCTCATCCATGTCGGACCTCTAGCCAGGTTCGGCGACGCCCCGGCGGGTGGTGGCTCACCCGTCGGGGTTCTTTATGCCGTCAGACTATCACCTTTATAGGCCCAGCGCTGAGGCTTGGCCGATCTGCAAAGGTGCAGGTCAGAGGCTCACTCCGACCCTGTAAGCCCGACCTACGAACTTGGGCGTCCTGATAGCGAGACATGTGTCACCCATCACGGCGAACGGCATGCTGTCCGGGCTTGTCGTGGTCGGGTACACGTCGAGTGGCATGCACTCCCTCACGAACGGGCGGACGATGTTGCCCTGGTCGCGGGACATCAGGTAGATGTTCTCCTGACCCGGGCCGGGCGGCAGCATCGCCGAGTTCGTGCCGGTGTACGCAGCGAGCGGCGAGCTCGGCTGGGTCGGGCCGGTCGAGTTCTGCGGGATCAGAGTCGCCCCGGTGTCGACGATCTGGTTCGTGACGATCGGGGTAACACCGTCGGCGGCCAGGCCGACCGTCGAGTCGACGTAGCCCAGGAACGTCTCGCTGCCGGGAGCGCCGCCCGCAGCGGTGCGCCACACCTTGTAAAGCTGCGCACCGAGACCGTCCTGGCCGGTCGGCGGGGTGAACGACAGCACGACCTCGTTGCCGGTGGTTGGCGACGCCGGCACTTCAGCGCTCGGCAGGATCTCGCCTTGCCGTGCGATGACCGCCGAGATCATGTACCTGTAGGTGCCGTTCAGTGTCGCCGCCGCGTTGGCCGTGGTCGACGCGGTGACGGTTCCGACGGAGTAGCCGCGGGTCTGCAGGAAGCTGGTCGGCAGCAGCGGAACGTTCTTGTACGTTCCGACGATCAGGCCGGCCGCGACCTCAACCTCGTTGTACCGCTGCTGAGCGACGAGCAGTTGCCCGATCCGTGCGAGCGCGGTCGTGCTGCCGACGAACATCCAGCTCGGGTCGGCGACGGGCTCGGCGCTGTTGCCGGACACCATGTCGATCAGCTGGTCGAGCGTCGACAGTGTCAAGTCCTGCCCGGCGTAGTCGATGACGTTCTGCGCCCCACCCGGGCTGAAGTTGTTGACCTGGGTGTCGAGCCCGTCGAACTGCGGCTGCGCCTGGTTCA